CAAATGAGAATTTAGGAGGATAAAAAAATGGTAGAAACTATTACAGATGTAAGAGTACACATTTCTGTATTGTATCCCTCTCCGCGAATTGGGTTAGGTCGTCCTGCGATTTTTGTCAAAGGAACGGCGATGGGTTACAAGGAATACACTACTCTCGAAGAATTGAAAGATACGTTTGCAGATAATACAGAAGTCTATGCGAAAGCAAAAGCAGTGTTTCTTCAAAAAGATAGACCCGACACAGTGGCAGTCATCACTTACGAGGATACGAAATTACTAGAAGCCGCTGAAGCGTACTTCTTGAAGTCGTGGCATTTTGCTTTGCTTGCAGAGTTTAAAGCTGCGGATGCTCTTGCGTTATCAAACTTGATCGAAGAACAGAAATTTAAATTTGCGGTGTTCCAAGTTACAGCTGTCGCTGATATTACACCACTTGCAAAAAACACACGTACTATAGCAATTGTTCACAGCAAAACTGGAGAAAAACTAGATGCAGCGCTAATTGGGAATGTAGCAAGTTTGCCGGTTGGTTCCGCAACATGGAAAGGCCGTCATGGACTTGCAGGAATCACATCAGAAGAGCTTAAAGTATCTGAAATTGATGCAATTCAAAAAGCTGGAGGCATGTGCTATATCGAAAAAGCAGGTATTGCACAAACTAGTGAAGGAAAAACTGTTTCAGGCGAATTCATCGACTCCATTCATGGCGATGATTGGATCAAAGCAACAATTGAAACTCGTCTTCAGAAGCTGCTTACAGAAACAGACAAACTTACTTTTGATGCACGAGGTATTGCGCTGCTTCAAAGTGAGTTGACTACTGTCTTAAATGAAGGTTTTGCGAACGGAATCATTGATAGTAATGATGAGACGGGGGAGCCCAATTTTTCTATTACTGCGCTTCAACGTTCAGATTTAAATGATGACGATATTGCTAAACGAAATTACAAAGGGCTATCATTCCGCTACAAACGTTCCGGGGCTATTCATTCCGTGGATGTATACGGCGAAGTGGAAGTATAAAAGGAGGAATAAGATAATGGGCGAAGTAATGGCAACATATGATGCAAATACAGTATCGACAATTATCAACGGAATTTCTATTTTTGGTTTTTCTGATGGGGATATGGTTTCATGCTCTAAAGATTCAAACAATGTAGAAATTAAATCAGACGCACAAGGTAATTCGTCAGCAGCTGTTAATAATGACAAAATGGGTACAATCAAAGTTGATTTAGCTCAGACATCACCTTGTTATCCAAAGCTGATTGATATAGCAAATAGACAGCTCAAAGTTCCTATTTACGTTATTAACGGAAAAGAAAAAATTGGTGGGTCTATGGCTTTTATCGAAAAATTACCAGACGCAGGTTTTGGTAAAAGTGTTGGGACAAGGTCATTTACTTTCAAAGTACTAGATTATACACATACTGCATAAAATATATTATACTAAGCGACCTTTTTGGTCGCTTTTTTAGGAGGAAACAACAATGGCAGAGAAGAAAAATAATGCAACTAAAAGTGATGTAGCAGCAGCTCAAGCAGCACAAAAGATTCCGAAAGTAGAAAAAAAACCTTTGGATAAATTTGGAAAAAAAGAAGTATTCAAAGCTAGCAACAAGGTTGAATACACATTCCAGTTCCCTGGAACTCGCGCTGCACAAGCAATCTTAGACGAGTCTAAGAATGGCTATGGCGTGATTGTGGATTCTGTATATTATGAGCGAATTATGAAAGATGTAATTGTTGAGCCTTTGGGTTTGGACTTAGATTATTGGGATGAACATGAAGGGTATCGCGAGGTTATGAATGCGGCGGATAACTTTCTTGGTAAATTGCTTAACTGAGTTTCCTAACGCTCGCCAAGCTGAACGGGAAGTCAATAAAGAGTTTGATATTTGGCTTCCTATCATTGCCGGTATAGCAACGAAAGAAGAAGTTGAAGTTGCTACATCATATGAATTAGCAATCTTATGTGAGGTTGCTAGACAAAAAATAGAACTAATGAAGGGTGGTGTCTGATATGGCAGGCGCATTGAGAAAAACAACAATCGAAATTGATTGGAAAATCAATAATCAAATGTTGCAGAAAGCTGATGAGGAAACTGATCGCATCGTTCGTTCTGCGGATAAAATGGAACGAAACTTCAATCAAACTTCTAGGGCTGTTGACGGCACCACCCGTGCTATACATAAACAGTCAAATGAAGTGAGAGAGAGTGCGACTCGAGTAGATAAGCTTGATAAGAATTTTAAAGAAGCAAAGAACTCGGCTAATCAATTTGGGAATTCTGCTAAGGGTGCAGTTGATAAAACTAAAAACTCCGTAGACTCAGCAAAGAATAGCGTTAATAAGTTAGATAATGAAATTGATAAAACAACTAAAAATGCTAATTCTAAATTCAGCGCACTAAAAACAACCATTATTGCAGTTGGTAGCGCTTTGGTGGTTGCTGGTGGGAAAGCAATGTTTAATTATGCATCAGATACAAATGAGTCATTAAATAAAGTGGACGTAGCATTTAAAGGAAATGCTGAAAGTGTCAAACGGTGGTCCAAAACAACTCTGGATAATATCGGGCTTGCGCAAGGTACGGCGTTGGACTTAGCTGCCACTTACGGCGATATGTCAACATCAATGGGATTGAGCACACAGGAAGCAGAAAAAATGTCGACTTCCATGGTCGACTTGGCAGGAAACTTAGCATCATTTAAAAATATTGATATTGACAGAGCGAATACAGCTCTTAATGGCGTTTTTACAGGTGAAACTGAAGCACTAAAAAGCTTAGGTATTGTAATGACTCAAACGAACTTAGAACAGTTTGCTTTAGAAACCGGTGCCGGAAAAGTTGCGAAAAGTAGCACGGAAGTTACAAAGCAAAATATTGCACGTGAAAAGGCACAAAAAAAATTAAACGAAGCGATAAAAGAACATGGTAAAAATTCGTTAGAAGCAAGGGAAGCGCAAAATAAATTACAGGAAATTCAAGCTAAAACAAGCGAAGGCGCAAAAGTTAATTTAAAAGACATGAAACAAGATGAGCTAGTACGTCTACGTTATAACTATGTTATGAAGCAGACTACAAACGCGCACGGAGATTTTAAAAACACTAGTGATCAAGCTGCAAACGCAAGCCGGGTATTTTCTGAATCAGTAAAAGAGCTAGCATCAAACGCTGGCCAGTTCTTGCTGCCGGTTATTACACCATTGATTATAAAAGCTAGTGATTTCACGAAAAAACTTTCGGATATCCCTGGAGCTGTAAAGGGGATGAAGGAGAAATTCAAGCCGGCTTTCGAGGTATTCGAAACAGTTGGAGATTTCTTCAAAAAAGACCTTATCCCAAGTGCAAAAGAGCTGGCAAAAAGTATGGGACCCGGTTTCATCGAAGGTGGTGTTTTAGCGTTTAAAGGGCTAGGAATAGTATTAAACACTACTGTCATTCCCGCTTTTAAAGCAGTTACTAAATTTACGCGTGAAAATCCGGATAGCATGAAAAGAATTGCTAAGTATGCGACTGTTGGTGTGGCAGGTTTTTTAGGGTTTAAGTTAGTAAAAAACACTATTGATAAAGTAACAGTTGCTATTGGGAAAATGAACAGCAAACTATTGAGCATCGGACCAAGTGCAGCAGCTGGTGCGACAGAAGCGAACGTTGCAATGTCAACTATAGGGACAACAACGAATGGCGCGGGCGGCGTTGTATTACCTGGCGGAAAAGGAAAAGGAAAAAGGGAAAATTAAACTTTTCAGTAAAGCTACAGCAGGGCTCAAAAGCATGGGGAAATTCGGCAAGTTAGCATCAGGAGTTGGTGTATTAGGGGTCGGATTAAGTGCTACTGAACTTATTGGAATGAACAAAGATAATGCAGGTGAAAAAACTGGCGGTTTTGGAGGCTCGTTAGGGGGCATGGCTGGGGGCGCTGCAATTGGCACAGCTATAGCCCCAGGTATTGGTACTGCAATTGGAGGGGGCAATTGGCGCTTTTGCCGGAACTGCATTAGGTAAAGAATTAGGGAAATATGTTCAAAAAGAAGGACCAAAAATATTAGATAAATTCAAGACAGGCTGGAAAGGCTTAAGCAAAATTGCTGAAGAGCATCCGATTCTTGGGGCTAATATAAATGTAATAAATAAAACTATCGATGCAGCAAAAAAAGGCATTAAAGCAGTAGGAGACACACATAAAGCTGTTTGGAATATCTCGAAAGCGATGGTTGCAGACCCGCTCAAAATCGATGCGGGTGGAAAAGGCGTTTCTAAAGACTCTGCCAAAGCAATGAATAAATATTTAAGCGCTGAGCAAAAACTCCAAAATGATAGTACATCTAGAATAGTAGACGGAAAATCTATAAGTGGAAATGAATATAAAGAAAATATGAAAACACATGACAATATGTCTATTCAGCTTGTTAATGCAACTGATAAAAAATCGGCTAAGGCGAATAATGATTGGGATAGATTAGTCGCGTCGGGAGCTGTTTCCAAAGATGTGGCTAGCGCGAAGAAGCACACTAATAATGAAACGGCATCAATAAATAAAGCTGATATTAAGAAAAACACAGAGGAATTAAAGAGATTAGAAAAAAGTAGATTTGAAGAGCAGAGAAAAATAGAAGAGAATGCTGCTGGAGCAATCTTAAAAATCAAAGAAAATGCAAAGAAAAAAGGAGTTAAACTTTCAAAAGAAGAAAAAGCCGAAATAGAACAAATTAACAAAGATAAAGTAACGGCAATTCAAGTAAGCGAGTCTACTTACTCTAAAAAAAGTGCTGAGATTCAAAAGAAACAAAGAAAAGAAGCTACAATAGCGCTTTCTAAATCAGCAAAAGAACAAAAGATAATACTAGGGAATTTAGAAAACTCTAAAAGCGAAATGTCTGCAAAAGCTGCTGCTTCTGTTGTGAAAAATTCTGCAAAACAACGCAATGCTACTGTAAAAGAAGCCAATAAAGAATTTAAAGATACGAAAAGAATTTTAGATGAAAAAAGATTTGTTACGGGGGAAATAGGCGAGAAAGAATATCGTGAGGCAATAAAACAAGCTAAGAAGAAAAAAGATGGCACAATTGATGAGGCAGAAAAAATGCACAAAGAAGTAGTTAATCAAGCTCAGAAACAAGCGAAAGGACATTTGAAAGAAGTCGACTGGGAAACAGGGGAAACTCTAAGTAAATGGGATCAATTTAAAAAAGCGACATCAGAAACGTTTAACAGTATAAAAGATGCAGCACTTGGAAAATGGAATGAGTTGTCATCTGCGACAGTTAATATTTTCAGTGGAATGAAAGATGCATCTTTACGCGTGTGGGATAGTTTTAAGACTAATTTGTACAAAATGGTTAACAATGTGATTACAGCTGTCAATAAAGTACTGTCGTTCTTTAGCATTGGTTCAATACCCTTGTTAGGAAACGGAAATATTGGAGCTAGTCAAGAAAACAAGTTGTCGGCAAAAGATAAAAAAACATATCATTCTACTTCGCAATCAGGAAATTTGGCTATGAATTATACGGGTTCTGATAGTGCAGCTGGTCAGATCATGGCTGGTGAGGAAGGTTTTGAGATAGCTTATAACAAGAATTCAGCACAAGCAAGAATCCTTGGTAAGAATGGACCGGAAATCACTACAGTAGCCCCTGGAACAAAAATCCTCAATCATGCTGAGTCTAAAAAAATGATGTCCGGCGGAATGGGCGCAGGAACGGTTTTACCTGGCTTTGCGAAAGGGACAAATGGAGCAGTAGAGTCACTGAAAAGCCTTGGTTCAAATGCAATAGATAGTGTCAAAAACGCAGGTAATAAAGTTAAGGATGTTGCATCTTCAGCTTGGGATTTCGCAACTGATCCTGTCGCTGGAGTTAACAAGTTGATGGCGAAATATAATAAGTTGCCTAACAATTCACCTATGGCGAACATGGCCGGCGGAATGTTCAAATATTTTGGTAAGGGCGCAGGCGATTGGTTGAAAGAAAAACTTGCTGATGTCTTTATGACATCTGACGGGGGCGGAGAAGGGGGCGGGATGTTTTCTCCTCACTTTGGTTCACCATTTAGAATGACGTCCGGCTATGGACCGCGAACAGTGTTTGGAAAACAAGAATTTCATAAAGGGATAGATTACGGAGCTCCAACGGGTACACCTCTTCCTGCTCAATATGGCGGGAAAGTAAGTCGCGCGGGCACGGCTGGCGGTTTTGGTAATTTAGTATCAATTACGGCTGGGAAAGGTATAGAAAACTTATATGGTCATCTCTCTAAAATCTTAACTTCTGCTGGTTCTGTTGTCAAAGCAGGTCAAATCATCGGTTTAGTAGGTAGCACAGGGCGCTCTACTGGTCCACATGTACACTATCAAGTAAACCAAAACGGTAAATCTGTAAATCCTAGTAGTAGTCTTGGCGGTGGCTCATTTAATGGAAAAGGTGGCTCTAAAGCAGTTAACGGATGGGTTCAACAAGCAATTGGTCTTACAGGTGTTCCTGCTAGCTGGTCAAACGCATTGGCCACAATTGCAATGAAAGAATCTAACGGAAACCCGAACGCGGTTAATAACTGGGATATTAACGCCAAGCGCGGCATGGCCTCACAAGGTCTTATGCAGACGATTCCAGCGACATTCAACGCGTATAAAATGAAAGGTCATGGTAATATCTTAAATCCTGTAGACAACATCATCGCTGCAATAGGATATATTAAGGCTCGGTATGGAACTGTATTCAATGTACCTGGTATTAAGGCTTTGGCTTCAGGCAAGGCTTACAAAGGATATAAGCGTGGTGGCCGGCCACCAGTTAATGAAACTGTTTTGGTTGGTGAAGAAGGACCTGAGCTATTTGAAACTGATACGGCCGGAACAGTCCATACAGCTCAAAAAACGAAGCAGATGTTAAACAAAAGTTCGAGTGGAACAACTATAAACTTCAATCCAACTATCAATATAACTGTTGAAGGTGGATCAAGCGAAAGCGAGTCGTCTATTCGTAAAACTGTTCGAGCGGAAATGGAAAAATTATTCGAAAAACTTGTTGGAATTTATAGTCCTGGGGAGGTGTGATATTTATGGTAGCAACAATAGGTTCAGTAAAATTAGTAAATACAAACGAAAGTGAGTCTTCTCCGTTCACTATTACAGATAATCCTGTGGAAACGGGTTCGCCTGTCTCTGATCACGTTCAACGCGAAACTAAGACACTAGAAATTAGCGGTTTTTTGCTAGGAGCTACTGCTGAAAAAGATTATGCTACTTTAAAAAGCTATGCAGAAAAAGGCACTATAGTATCATTTAGAGGTCGTGTATACTTCAAAAACGTGCTAATCAGTAATCTATCAAAAAGTTATAATACAATAAAAAATGGTTTTGAGATTACGGTATCACTCAGGGATTTAAGGCGCGCATCGACGCCTTGGGTAAGAAAGAAAAAGAAAAGTTCTGGGAAAAAGCAACCAGTCAAATCAAAAAAAAAGTCCTGGAACTTATATAACAGTGAAAAAAGGCGACTGTTACTGGAAGTGGTGGAAGCGATATGGTACGAGTATCGCTCAGCTCAGGAAATGGAATAAGTGGCCAGACAGGCGTATTCCAATCGGCAAGAGAGCGAGGGTTAAATAGTGGCTATTAGAAATTATATACCAGTGGAACTTGATAATATTCCGGAACTTTTCGAATTTGATTTCGATGATGGCAAAAGTTTTTTATTCGGGATTAATTATGCAGAATCACAAGATTTGTTTTCTGTCGATTTATATAGTATTGAAGGGGAACCAATCGCTCTGGGAGAGCGACTAGTATTAAACGAACGGCTTTGGGCAGATATTATAGACGATAGACTCCCTTCTGTTGACCTAGTACCTTTAGACGAATCTGGGAAAGAAAACTAAAATAACGAAGGACAACTTCACGAAAACCGTGTTTTTGTATTTTGACGATCTTGCGCCAGAAATGGAATTGCCAACGTTGGATAATGAGGTGAGTATGATATGACTCAAATGCTGTGGATGCGCGAAATTTATGTGCATATAAACAACGGAAGTGAATATGCTACTATTCATGAAAAAAATGAAGCTTCAGGAAGTTTAAAAATTAATTTTAGTATTCCTTTCTCCGATGAACCCAAACCAGCGGAATGCGAAGTTGTTATATATAACTTATCTCGCAACTCATCTAATAAAATAAAAAAAGGTTCTACTATTTCGGTTACAGCTGGATATCAAGGAGATAAAGGTTTGCTATCACAAGGTAAAGTTACGAAAGTGTCTACTGTGCCAAGCGGTGTAGACAAAATAACTACCATTAAATTTTCCGAAGGCGTCGATTACTCGGATAAAAAAGATGTAAATATTACGTTCAAAAAAGGAACGTCTGCAAAATCAATTATCCAAAGAATCGCTACCAAAGCAGGAATTAAAATTTATCAAATAAAACTACCAACGAATAAGATTTATAAATCTGGGTATACTGCGGACGGAGATGCTCTTTCAGTGATTGAAGAGATAGTTAAGGACTGTAAAGCAGCAATATATTATAGACGAGGTAATTTAGTCATTCGATCTATAAAATCCGGTGATGATGAACGTTTTACACTAAACAGCAGCACTGGCTTGATATCATCACCAGAACGTTTAGAGAACGATGAATACTCGGGATGGAGCTTTCAGTCCTTGCTACAGCATCGAATTGCTACAGCTTCTATCATTACACTAAAATCTAAAACCGTAAACGGAACATTTCGAGTCAAAAATGGAATGCACAACTATGATGGTTCTACTTTCACGACTCAGTGTGAGGTGGTATAGATGGCACAAGATACAAAGTTCTTTGATTCATTTATTAGATTAGTAAATTCAAGTGTATCAGTACTTCTTATGTGCAGAGTCGTTAATTATGATGCAAGCAATAAACGTGCGGATGTGCAGCCATTGAATTTAAAGCCCAACGGAGCAAAACGAGCGATGATTTTAGATGCTTTAGTTTTAAAGCACACAGAGGAAGATATTTCTGAAGGAAAGATAGTAGCGATAGTATTCTCTGATTGCGAATTAGATAACATTAATGGATCAACTGACTTTAAACCAGACAGCTCAAGACAACATAGTGTTAATGATGCGGTTGTAGTGGGGGTGTGGGACGTATGAAAGATTTACTAATAGATAGCAACGGAGATATAGTGGTTTCAGATAACGACATATTAATGACTGATGGCGTAAATGATATTGTTCAATGTGTCAGGATGATATTACAGACACGTGAAGGTGAATTTTATTTTGATGAGAATTCAGGAATGAATCACGAAAATCTTTTTACGAAGAAGCCCAATTTTGATTACATCAAACAAGATGTAATTACGGCTATAGAAGAACAAGAAGAGCGTATATCTAGTGTAGATAGCGTTCTTTTTGATTTTGACAAAGATACTAGAAAATTACATGTAAGCATAAAAATGACAGGCTTAGATGGTCCTGTGAGTGTGGAAGAGGTGATATTAAATGCTTGACGAACACGGATTTAAACGAAAGACATACGATGAATTGCTTACTGACATGGAATCAAAAGCAAAAGAGCTTTTTGGTGAGGATATTAACTTAAGCTCTCATTCGGCACTGGGAGTGTTTTTAAGAATAATCGCTTGGTTTATGGCCCTTATACATGAATTAGCTGAGAGAGTGTACAACAGTGGATTTATAAGCTCTGCTGACGGTGTCCAACTGGATAGATTAGGAAGTAACATCAGCGTTTTGCGTGAGCCGGCAATGCCATCGGTAGTGACGTTAGAACTTACTGGTAATGCTGGCTACACAATCGAAGAAGGTGTTCAATTCAAGACAAAGAACGATGTCGTTTTTGAAATGATTGATGTAGTTACACTCGATGACAAGGGGCATGGAATAGGGCAAGCTATATCACAAATCTATTCAGACAAAGCAAATGTTCCTGCTAATTCTATTACAGTTGTAGCAGAACCAAGTGAAGATATTTTAACAGTTAATAACCCTAACAAGGCTGATGGTGGTTCAGAAAAAGAAAATGATACAAGCTACAGGGCAAGGATAAGATTAGCTACTAGTGCAAGTCCTGGTCCACCGGTAAACGGAATTATCTCAGCTTTAAATCAAGTATCAGGTGTTAGAAGTGTATCAATAATAGAAAATAATAGTATTGATTTGGACGCGTATAATAACCCTGCTAAATCAGTTCATATTTACTGTCTCGGAGGAATTGACGAAGAAATTGGTGAAGCGATTTTTAATAGTGTCGCTGCTGGAATACAAACGGTTGGTAAAGTAACGGTTAAAGTAAAAGATTTATCCGGATTTGAGCATTCAGTTTATTATGATCGGGCTACTTCTTTATCTATATACGCTCATATTATCGTCGATGTAAATTCTAAATTTGAAGACGATGGCGGCGACGTAATAAAACAAGCTGTACTAAATTATATAAATTCATTAAACATGGGGGAGATGGTTATCCATTCTTACATCTATCCAGATTTATATCAAATTCCTGGGATTACAGTTGCGAATGTAAAGTTAGGAAAAGATATCAATAATTTAGCATCTGCTGACATTTTAGTTAATACTGATGAAGCCGCTTCTATTCGTTGGGAAGATATTGAGGTGACAATAAATGTCCGTTAAAGATTTTCTAGGGAAATTAACAGATGCTTTTACAAAGTCAGAAAAGAGTAACATAGGAAAATTATTTATTATTGTAGATCAGCAAATTTCCGCATTAACTACGGCTCTTGAAAAAACAGAGGCATGGCGAGATATTGATAATGCGCAAGGGAAGGTACTGAATAACCTTGGAGAAAATGTTGGCCAGAACAGAGGACGAGCTACTGATGAGGTATATCGTGTTTTAATCCGTGGAAAAGTTGCAAGAAACGCAAGTGACGGAACCACAAATAAAATCATCCATGCAATCGCAAAATCATTAGATTGCAATTATAAAGATATTCAAATAATCAATGCTAACGATTCTAATTCATCAGATGAACATGAGCCTGCTGCGATAATTATTAAAAAGATTCCTCTTTCTGCTCTGAATGCAGTCGGCTTAAGTACTAATCAATTTTTACAGCTAGTAAACAGTCTGAAATCTGGTGGTGTTAGAGTAGCATACATCAATTTAGAAGGTTCTTTTTCTTTTGCAAAAGGAGCAACGGAAGAGATAAGCGACGACGGTTTTTCGGAACTTGATCAAATTCTGGGAGGAACTTTAGGCGGTTTATTTACACCATCAGATGACTTTAAGTTACCAATTTAAAAGAAAGAGAGGCGATAATTATGTCACGATTTAATGCAAATTTAGCTCGTTGGGAAGCAACGGGAACAAAGCCCCCGGATAGTACCATTCAAAATGGATGGTTGGCGGGGACTAAGCCGCCAGCCGATTGGTTTAACTGGTATTTTAATAGCACATATACAGCACTGAAGGAGCTACAAGAACTTGCTGCATTAAATGCAGATTTAATAAATCATACAGGAAATACAAATAATCCACACAGTGTAACAAAAGCTCAACTTGGTTTAAGTGATGTGGAAAATTTTGGAATTGCATCTCTGGACGAAGCTAAAGCAGGTATTGCTAGTAACAAACTAATGACTCCCGCAAGTGTTTTAGCAGCAATTAAAGAGCAGTTCAATACGCAAAATGTGTTATTTGAAGGGGCAGCATGGCCTTCAGGAAGTACCTACAAGTTTGTAAACGGTCAAAAAGTTTCTGATCAAAATTTAGGTTTAATTTTCATCTGGAGTGATTATGATGTTCTCCCTGGGTCAGCGAGTGTCGCTAATAATTATAACTTTGACTTTTCATTCATTCCTAAAATTTTTGTTAATAAGCATGCAGGAGCGAACGTAAATGTGCCAGTTGCAACGAACTTCAACGCTTCCGTTACAAGCATAACAATAAAGACTCTTTACATTACTGATACAACTTTTGCGGGGCATGATTTAAACTCAAGTGGCTTAAATGCAAATGATGCTATTTTACGCTACATCATAGGAGTGTGAACGAGATGGAAATATACATTACTACAAATAACGAAGGTTTTTTAACTGGCTATTCGACAAGCGAATGTACGCCGGGCAAAAAAATTGATATAGACGAAAACGATGCCTTTTTCCAACGAGGTTTTGCTAGTTATAAGTATATTGCGAATCAACTTATATTTGACGAAAATAAAGAAAAAGAGTTTCAGTATGAAAAGACGTTGCAAGATGCAATACCAAGCGCAGCAGATCAATTACTAACTACGCAGGAAGCATTAGTTGAATTGTATGAGCAAAACACAAAATTAGGACAGCAGTTGATTGACACGCAGCTTGCAATGGTAGACATGTACGAAGCGAATTTATAGGTAAATTTTTATTGAAGGAGGTGAAAAAAATGGCTGTGATTTATTTGAATTTGATTCTCAACGGTAAGAAAACATTCAAAGAAGTACCGCGCTTACTGCAAGCACAAGTAAAAGCATTGTTAATTGACGCAGATTGCGCTGAATTAGCAGAGTAATTTGTCAGAGTGAAGGGGGTCGATGGGGTAATGAAAACGAGATGGAAAAAGTATATAAATCAAATGCTTGATACTAATTACAAAGAAGTTTTTGCGTTATTTTTCTTATTATCAGTTTCATCTTATAACATTTTGACTGGATTTTTTTTAATGACATCTGGTGATAAAATTGTTGAAAAAAGCAGGACATACCAGCTAATGGACAATCTTATGACAATTGACACGTGGGGCTTGTTGTTTATTTTAAGTGCTGCTTTGATATTAATTGCATCTTTTCAAGAATCAAATGCGAGATTTATAAATTTGATTTTTGGCGGGACAATAGGTGCGATAGTGTTGTTCTTATATTCAGCAGCGAGCTCAGAGAGTGCTGTTACAAATTTATTGCCCAGCCGCTATGCTCTAAGCGCATGTTTTAATCTATTTGTTGCGGTAATGGGGGGCTTGGAATTATGGAAAACGAAAAGGAAAAAATAGATTATGTGTCCAGAGCAGAGTTGTTTGAGCATGGAATTGATATAAAAAAAGAGATGTCAAGAAAAGTCGATAAAGTTGAGAGCAAAGTAGATAAAATCAGTGAGGAAGTAGTAGAACTGAAAGTTCTGGTGATTCCGATGGTCACGTCATCAAAAGAGACAGCTCAAAACACGCAGAAGATGGCGGACACACTCGAACGATACACGCGATCAACAACAAAGCAGTTGCACGAACATGATTTGGAGATTGCGGATGTGAAACACTCAATCGATAATACATTAAAAAGCATAAGCGATGAAGAGTCAGAAGAGAAACATAAGAAGTTTAGTAACGTTCAAATAATTACTTCCGTCTTAGCATTAATTGGCATTATCCTTGGTGGAATTCTAAGTTGGGATTGGGGACAATTTATTTTCAAATGATTAAGGGAGGTGAGTGGAAATGTCAGAGCAAAAAGCAAAAAAAAATTAAATCTACATCAGTGTTACATGAAGAAACTACAAATAACGAAGTTCAAACTGCAAAAACTTATGTAGTGAAACAAGATGAAAAACTTTCAGTTATTGCTACAAAATTAGGGTTATCAGTTGGTGAATTAGCAGAAAAAAATAAACTAGATTCTTATAAATTAAAAGTTGGCCAAGAATTAGTATTGTAGGAGGAATATCATGAAAATAAATTGGATTGTTCGTTTTAAGAATCCCGTGTGGGTGATCGCTCTAGTTGGCGGTCTTTTTTTAATTGCCCAATCCGTACTCTACGTATTTGGCATTGAATGGGATTACAACGAATTATTGAATAGACTGATCACTGTAATTACTTCTATATTTGCTCTAATCGGAATTATTCAAGACCCGACAACAGCAAAAATAAAAGATAGTGAAAGAGCACAAAAATATAATGAACCTAGAAAGGATGAATAGAAATGGCAAAAGTGGCAATTTTTGGAGGACACAACGGAACAAGCGAATCAGGAGCGAGCGGGAATGGACTTACTGAAAAAGCAGTAGCAAAAGAAGCCGCGCAAATTGCGACAGCTTACGCGAAAGCATGCGGGCATTCTGTAGTTAACGGATTTGGTAAACCTTTATCAGAGCGGATTAAATACGCAAACAGTGAAAATGTTGTCGCAGTATTGGAATTACACACAAATGCCGGCGGCGGACAAGGTGCAGAAACACTTTATTGCGAAGGTGTTGCATCTGCAAAAGAGGACGCGATTACTGTGGCCAAAGCTGGATCGATAAAAGGGCTAAAAAATCGAGGTGCAAAAGGCGATACTACAACTCGTCACGGGCGTTTAGGCATTGTGCGAGATACAAAAGCACCAGCGTTACTACATGAGCTATTTTTCATTGATTCCGCGAGTGATGTAGCTATTTGGAAAAACAATAAAAAAGCAATTATAGAGTCGATCACAAAAGAATGGTTAAAAAGACGAGGCTTGAATTCTGTTCCGAAGACAACAACGTCTAAACCCGCTCCTGCTAAACCAACAACACCTTCTAAACCAGCAACTTCAAATAACACTTATAAGAATAAAAAACTAGTTTCTAAAGCTGCTAATTTGAGATTTTATAGTAAGCCTTCTTGGGCAGATAAAGATGTAGCAGGCACTGTTAATAAAGGCATTGGCTTCCCGACGATTGTCGAAAAAATTAAAGTCGGCACGGCTTATCAATACAAAGTTAAAAATTCAAAAGGCGCTACTTTTTACATCACTGCAAGTGATAAATATGTAGAGCTTAAAAACAAGTAATAAACAAACCCTCGCTTTGTGCGGGGGCTTTTTTTGTGCAAAAAATACGCTAAAAAGAAGCTTAGCGCATTATTTCTTGTTCGATTTTGTAGAATTCATCTAACAGTTCGCCAGGAGTGCATTGAAAGACCTCTGCTATTAAACGCACATTTTTCGCAGATATTTGGTCTACAGTTTTTGAGTCAGCACTTCTTATTGTTTGATGTGCAAGTCCCGTTGCATTACCTAGCTGGTAAATTGTCCAATCTTTACTTTCTAAGTATTTTTTAATAAATCCTGCCATTTTTATTATTCCTCCATACGTTTATTTTTAGCTATGCGCTATTGTTATAGTATCGTTAATGCAATCTTCATAAACAGTAAATTTAGTTGATTCGTTTAAATCATTCATAAGATTAAAAGTATCTCTATCTACTACATTTATTACTACTTCATAGCCATCCTCTAAATCTTCAATTTCTTCCTTCAAATGCCCGTAGCCCCATTTTTCGAAAATAGTTTTTAAATTCATCATTAACTTCCTCCTTTTAAATTGCCAAGTTATATTTATTTTTGCAAGATAGTAAGTACTCAATAATCACTGATGCTGTATATTTATCAACTTCTGTGTTATTCGAACTAAGAAAAATTTGTATTTCGGAAGTTGTTTTCCAGATTTTTTCTGATATTAATTCGTTAATGAAATTCCTCTGTCTATCAGTCATTCTATTCATCTTTTGCACTCTAATCGCAGCTGCGTTCGCCGTATCATCACAAGATATTAAGTATTCAATGATATTTGCTGCAACTTCCTGAGTTGCTTCACCATCATTATATGATTGTAAATCATTGGTTAGTTCCCATTCTTTTTCTAATAGTAATTGGTCTATAAATTCTTTTTGCTTGCTAGTCATCTCTGCCATTTCAATCACCCTTTATTAATATTTATGTTTCTTTACTATATACATATTATAGCACGATATATTTGATTAGTCAATTATATTTGAGCATGGAAACAAAAAATACCCCGAAATTTTTCGAGGTTGCAGTCATATAAAACCGCTAAAAGTTGAATGAAATTATTAGATACAAAAAACACATTGTATCACTTGAACGCTTTGACAAGCGAATATTTGATATTAATTTAGACGATATTATTAGTTGTGAGATTATGTCATGAGAAAATATAGCTTTAATGATTTTAAATACATTTGCTATATTGAGGGAAAGAAAAGTGCGGTAGAGAAAATTTCTCGGAAATTTTCGAATCGAAAAAGTTAAAAGCGTTTTGTAAGAAAGTAGAAAAGAATGATATTGATTTAAAAACAATTTATAAAGAATACTTAGATCAGTATTTTTGATTGTGATAAAAGGCGCGATGATTTATCTACATATTATAGAAGAAACTCGTCATATAATGTCATATAGTATCATATCAATAAAAAGCGTTGTGGGATTTTTGTGGGATAAAAACTAGTGCAACTCCAAAATTGTTGTTGTACCAACATGTTTAAAAACTTCTTATGTTCCAAGTGAAAAAATAAATCCACTTTAAATTGATTTTATATGATATCAAAACCCCGTATTTTCTTAGGAAATACGGGGTTTTTATTTTTTTTGATTTCATTTGAATATCACACAATATCAAATGATTGTGGGATTTTTTTAATTTTATTTTATCCCACAATTTTCTAGATTTCTTACAATCTGTCTTTCATCGTACTCATTAATTTTTCTCGTGTCTCGTCTGTCGTAGGTGAATAATTATACTATATTATTCACCTAGTAATAAATAAAACTGATAAATAATTAAATAAATAAGGAATATTCATAAGTGAAATAACGCATATCTTGGATTGATATGTATTTTTTGTGATAAATAGAAACAGGAATGTTTAAAATGTGAATAGTAACTGATAATGAGTATTATCTTATAACCAAAAAACTTAATGATACTCAAGTTGTGTAAAAATATCTCTAAATAAGCTCCATTTTCTAGTCGTTCACGACAAGAATCGGACATTTCATTACATTTTTGGTTATACATCGCTTTTTTATGATACTCTTGCATTGCAACTATTGATTACAAAAAGGAGGCAACAAGATGAACAGAAAGATGAGATTATTAAAAGGACTAATGGCTTTCATTGTAGGTGTAAGCATTATAGCAACCCCAATTATTACAGTCTATGCAGCAAGTAATAAAGTAGCCATTTCGATGAACCGTCGAGCTGTAAATGGTGCTACAAATGGAAAATATCATTCATTGAACAAAGGAACGGTTAAATTGAAAGTTTCGGCTAAAGGTTTCGGGAATAGTAACCCCAACTCGTGGGTAACTTTGCACAAAGAGAAATTTGGAATAGATGATTATTTTGGCAGAGTCAGTATTTCTTCAGGAAAGAATTATTTTTATAAAAATAAGACAAAAGAATTTCCAACAAAAGCAAATGCGAAATCAAGTAAATACTATTTAAAAGCTGAAAAAGCGATGGATTGGTACACAGTGAAAATCGAAGGAACCATTAGTAACTAAGAATTAGGAGAGTTAACATGCTTAGATTTTCTGGATTAGTAATGACAATCGCTTTAATTGTATATATTGTCTTTTTCTTATTAAGATGGTTGAAAAGACGAGAAAAATTAGAGATGATTATCTTTAAAACATGTTTATATGTATATGCTTGTGGTGTAATCAAGTATACAATTTTTCCCCTTATGTTAAATGCTTTCTTGATAGAAGATACAAAAATATTTGTAACAGGCCCTTATATGAATTTAATTCCTTTTAATTCAATAAGTGAAATGTTTATTGCAGAAAGAGAATCCGTTGCTTTTCAAATAGTTGCAAATATTATTATGTTTGTTCCCCTTGGAATGCTTTTACCATTATGTTATCCAAAATTAAGATGGAAAAGTGTTTTTGCTATAAGTTTTATAGCAACCGTCGGGATTGAACTTGCTCAATTATTACAGGATCTTATTTATCAATCGCCCTTTAAGTTTGTCGATATTGATGATGTAATACTGAACTTTTCTGGGGGCATTATTGGATATATGATTTTTGTTATGTTTAGGCCTTTGTTAAGGAAAATGGGATTATACCCAAATGTATAAAAAATTAAAGACATCTAAGTAAAATTATTAGATGTCTTTTTTATTATAGTATTGTTGTAAAGTGCACATCACACAACTTCAGAACTATTGTCATATCAACGCGTTTAAAAACTTATTATTTGTTCCAAGTGAAATAAATCTATTAATAATTTAACCCCGTATTTGCTACACCTTAAATAGATATTAACACAAAGGAAGTACAACATGAAAAAAATCATCAAGATTATTTTTATTGGATACATTATGGACGATGATTCAAACAAAAGAAGGGATGGATTCACCGCTCTGGCTTCCATTGCTTTACTAAGTTAATATACCGCTCATGAATATTTATGCGATAAAAATATAATATTTTATATATTGAGAGAGATAATTGTATTAAATATTCATGGGTAGTTCCTATTAGGTGAACATTTAGTGAAGTATATGTCATAAAATGAATAAAAAACTAATAATCGCTCTAAAACGAGTGGAAATAGGCCTTTTTAGGCAAAGTTATTTCAGAAAGAGTAAGAATAATTCTAAATAAGAATGCTTTTTAGTCATTCACGACATGAAACAGACATTTCATTACATTTTTGGTTATACACTCAGTTTTCGTGTTACAATTTTTTTGTTCGATGAAAGGTAATAAAAAGCACAGTCTACTACGGGAAAATGATGGGTGATTGTATGTTTTAAAGTGAGGTGAATACAAAAAGGGAGTGAGTTTGTAAGATAATAGTTTGTTTTATGACAATATGTTTGAGGCTACACTTTATTAATTATTACATACAAAGAGGGAGAGCGGAGAATGAAAAAAATTATATCATTATTAGTAGCATTTGTATGTTTGTGGAGTATTTTACTTCCAGGACATGAAGCAGATGCAGCGGCAAAAATCAATAGCTGGGACTTAGTAGATTCTAGTAAACACCTAGATTACTCGGGGAATTCAAAGTATATGTCATTTATTCGATCTGGCGCTAATACTTGGAATGCTTATAAAAAAGGAGTTATTAGACCAGCTTCAGGAGCGAATAAATCAGACGTATATTGTAGTGATATTTCAGCCAATAATAATATCAATGCAACGACTTATAGTAACGGGAAAATTACTTTTAACAAGAAAAATATGGATAAAAAAAAATAATGCTGGGAAACAAAATGTTGCTACACATGAGTTGGGACATGGCTTGCGACTCGGGCATAATGCTTCTAGTGACGTAATGTATCAGTATAGCACGTCCAAAACTACTTTATCTACAAATGATAAACAATCCTATGATGCAGCATATAAAAAATATTAAAAAGGGGTACTAACATTGAAAAAAACAACTATGGGAATAATCGCTTCAGCAATTAGTATTTTAACTATCGGGTGTTTTTTAACAATAAACACATATGCCGAAAAAGCTGAACCAAAGAAGAAAGAAGTACCAACATATGCCATTTTTTCTGATTATACACTGGATGTAGATAATCCAGATGAAGTGGTCGAGGATGCAGATTATGTGTTTGTAGGGAAAGTAACAGAAGAAACTGGAACAATCTATAAAAATAAAACGCCAATCGAACAAGAAGATGGTTCAATCGAGTATATTGGTGAAGCTTATACAAATTACAAAGTAGAAGTCATTTCGAATTTGAAGAATGAACTAACGCTGAATAAGGAAATTGCACTTGAAAAACAGGGTGGTATTCGTGAAGATGGTTCTGCTTATGATGTTTTTGAAGATGACCAGTTACCAGAAGAAGGCGAAATCTATATTTTCACTGCTTATACGCAAGACGATGGATCACTCCTTGTAGCAGGTGGGAATTCTACCATTTCTTTCGATGAAAAAACGAAAAACATTGATACAGAAAAAGAAGTGAGCAAAACGGAAGAGTTTGAATTATATGAAGAGGCAGTTGAAAATCAAGTTACTTCCAACGAAAATTAAATAAGCCATTATAAAGCATAGCGATTCTGGCATGAATCGTTATGCTTTTTTATATAGTCGAAGGATTTCGAGAAAAAGCCTAATAAAAATAATTTTTAAACAATTTGCAATTATTTGTTGCGCTTTCAAAAAAAATCGGTTAAACTAATAACGTTGCATAATAAAACAAAGGAGGAATGGACGATGAATAATTATATGAAGACTTCAAACAAGGCATTATTGCGCTTAAAAATAGAATTTATTTCACCGGATCATTTCGCGAGGAAGGGAACTCTCCTTTAATTTGGTTTTATTTTATACAAAGTGGTGACAAATAAATATATTTTTTCGGGTAATAATGGGCAGAAATAGGTCCATTATTTTTATTTGTCCAATTTTAAGGAGAAAAGGGAGGGATTGTTGTTTGAAAATTTATAAAGCATTGGGTTGGTTTTTTAAAGAAAATTGGAAATCTTATGCATTTGGAGTAACCATTTTGTTTACGATTGCGCTTTTACAGTTAGTTCCGCCGCAAATTATTGGCTATACGGTTGATGCCGTAACGAACGACTCACTGACAAAAGACAAATTGATTAAATGGATGATTATTCTAGTTGTAGCAGCGATTCTTGCATACGGTGGTCGCTATGTTTGGCGGATGTTAATTTTTGGTTCTGATAATAAATTACAACGCACTTTACGTTTACGATTATTTGAACATTTTACCAAGATGTCGCCATTTTTCTTTCAACGTTATCGTACTGGGGATTTAATGGCCCATGCGACGAATGATATTACAGCTATTCAACAAGTAGCGGGGATTGGCGTTTTGACCCTATCAGATTCTGTTCTAACAGGGGGAACGGTTATTGCGACAATGGCAATAACGATTGATTGGCGCCTAACCTTGATTGCATTACTTCCAATGCCGTTTATGGTACTCGGAAGTTCGATTTTAGGTAAAAAGTTACACGACCGTTTCCACGGAGCACAAGCCGCTTTTTCAATGTTGAATGATAAAACGCAAGAGAGTATTTCTGGCATTAAAGTAACACGGACATTTGGACAAGAGAAAGAAGATATTCAAGATTTTGCAAAACAAACCAAAGAAGTCGTTCAAAAAAATATTTCTGTCGCTAAAGTGGATGCGATGTTTGATCCGATGATTTCCATTATTGTGGGGATTTCATTTGTTCTTTCACTAGGATTTGGCGCGAAATTCGTTGTGGATGGAGAGTTGACTATTGGACAAGTGATTGCTTTTTCGAACTACTTATTCTTATTAATTTGGCCGATGTTAGCATTTGGATTTTTGTACAATATTATTCAACGCGGGAATGCTTCTTATGATCGTGTGCAACATTTACTCGCCGAAAAAGAAGATGTACTTGACCAGGAGGGCGCACTAGATACGGTTCCAGTTGGGGACTTACAAGTTGCAATGGACAAATTTACCTATCCTGATGAGAGTGAACCAGTCTTGTCAGATATTCATTTTGAATTAAAAGCTGGGGAAACACTGGGTATTGTTGGTCGAACTGGTTCTGGGAAAACATCCTTATTAAAGCTTTTAATGCGAGAATATGATACGTATGAAGGTAAGATTGCTTTTGCTAACGTGAAAATTCAAGACTATACGGTTCGAGCTTTACGAGAAGCAATTGGCTATGTGCCGCAAGATCAGTTTTTATTCTCCACAACGGTACGAGATAATATTCGTTTTGGAAAACCAGATGCACCGCAAGAAGAAGTGACGAAGATTGCAAAACTTGTGGCTGTAGATGAAGATATTCTTGGTTTTGAAAATGGCTATGATACGATTGTCGGCGAGCGCGGGGTTTCACTCTCTGGTGGTCAGAAGCAGCGTCTTGCTATCGCACGAGCGCTAATTATGAATCCTGAATTGCTTATTTTAGATGATGCACTTTCGGCAGTAGATGCGAAAACAGAAGAACAAATTTTAGCTAATTTAAAAGAGAATCGTTCGGATAAAACGACAATCATTAGCGCACACAGACTTAGCTCTGTCGAACATGCGAATCTAATTATCGTGATTGATAAAGGGCAGATCGTGGAACGTGGAACGCATAAGGAACTAATGGCTTTAGATGGCTGGTATGCAGAAATGTTCCACGAGCAACAACTGGAAGAAGCACTAGAAGAAGGGGGTGCAGCAGATGGAAGCGATGAATGAACAAGATGAAATGTTAGTGATGTCCGGTAAAGAACATCGCGAGGTTTTAAAAAGAATGCTTAGTTATACCAAATATCATATTCCGAGTTTGATTTGGACAGGTGTGCTTGTTCTTCTCGTAACGCTTGCGGATGTCTTTGCACCAATCTTGATTAAGATATTTTTGGATGATTATTTAACACCGATGAATTTGGAAATGCAGGCTTTGCTAATTCTTGGTGCGGGATATTTGGGACTTACGATTGGGAAATCAGTTGTTTGGTATTTCCAACTGCTGTTCTTCCAAAAAATCGCGCTTGAAATTGTGCAACAAATGCGGATTGATATTTTTACAAAACTTCATTCGCTAGGTATGCGTTATTTTGACAAAATGCCTGCAGGAAGCATTGTGTCGCGCGTGACAAATGATACCGAAGCGGTGAAAGATATGTTTATTAATGTGCTTTCAACAGCGATCCAAAGTTTGTTTATGCTTGTAGGGATTTATGCGGCGATGTTTGCGCTCAATGTTCAATTAGCGTTATATAGTTTGCTGTTATTCCCACTTATTGTCTTTATTATTTTTGTTTACCGGAAATACAGTTCGCAGTTTTACCGGGCGAGACGAGAAAAATTAAGTCAATTAAATGCAAAAATTGCTGAGTCGATTTCAGGAATGTCGATAGTTCAACAATTTAATCAAGAGCGTCGTTTAGTAAAAGAATTTGAGAAAATCAATAAAGATTACTATGACGTCGGAATGAAAAATATCAAATTTAATGCGCTATTACTTGGACCGGCGATTGATTTGATTTACGCGTTGGCTGTAGTGATTATTCTTAGTTTCTTTGGTGCAGAGTCATTAATAGGACCGGTAGCGATTGGTACAATTTATGCCTTTATTAGTTACTTTGATCGTTTTTTAGAAGCGATTTATAATGTAATGGAACGGCTAGCAATGTATCAAGAGGCGATTACGGCGGCTTCCCGAGTATTTCGTATTATGGATGAAACAGAAGAAGTGCCAGCCCAATTGAACGATCCAGAGGCAAAAATCACACGCGCTAAAATTGAGTTTAAAGATGTTTCGTTTGCTTATGAAGGTGGGCGTGACGTTCTTAAAAATATTAGCTTTACGGCTGAACCAGGACAAACGGTGGCGCTTGTTGGCCATACTGGGAGCGGGAAAAGTTCCATTATCAATTTAATGATGCGTTTTTATGAATTTGAACGTGGCGATATTTTAATTGATGGTAAGTCGATTAAGTCTCACGAAATTACAGAACTGCGTAAGAAAACTGGACTAGTTTTGCAAGATAGTTTTATGTTTTATGGGGATATTAATACAAATATTCGCCTCTACGATAAAAGCATTACAGATGAACAAATTGTGGATGCTGCGAAATTTGTTCAAGCGGATGGCTTTATTCAAACATTATCCGATGAGTACAACCATAAAGTGATTGAGCGAGGGGCTTCGTTTTCAAGTGGGCAAAGACAGCTGATTTCATTTGCCAGAACGGTTGTGACGAATCCGCAAATTCTCGTTTTAGACGAAGCGACAGCGAATATTGATACTGAAACAGAAAGCTTAATTCAAACTGGGTTAAAACGAATGAGAGAAGGACGTACGACGATTGCGATTGCGCATCGACTTTCGACAATTAAGGATGCCGATTTAATTTTAGTTTTATCTAAAGGACGAATTATTGAACGTGGTACACATGATACACTAATCGCAGAAGAAGGAGTGTACCATTCCATGTATCAATTACAAAATAGCGGAATGGATTTAGACGAAGCACTTTAAGCAGAGAAGTTTATTTCAAACGGTAAAAGGAATATAATGAGGAGCGAAGTGTTACAGCAGATTAGTAGGGGGAATTAAAAGTGTCATTAATCATTTCAATTATCATTACACTTGTTTTTGGAGCTGGAATTATCATGATAAGAATGAAAGCATCGAAGCGTCCAGCAAGTGTGAAAGGGATTATCATACCACCAATTATGATGTCAACAGG